CCCCCATAAGGAGAATATATAAATGGCAACAAGAATGCAACAGCGCAGAGGTACTGCAGCACAATGGACGGCTGCAAACCCAATTCTAGCAGCAGGTGAAATCGGTTTTGAAACTGACACAAATAAATTTAAAATGGGTAATGGTTCATCTACATGGGGCAACCTGCAGTATTTTGCTAACGCAGCAGACCTTATTGACGGTGCTCCAGAACTTCTAAACACTCTTAATGAATTAGCAGGAGCACTTGGCGATGATCCACAGTTCTTTGCAACAATCGGAGGAACCGTTTCAGATCACGTAAATGCCTCAACGATGATTCACGGCATTGCAGATGTTGCTGCTCTAGCACTTCAGAGTGATGTTCAGTCAGCAAGAAATGACGCTTCTGGAGCACTTTCAACACACGCTTCAGACACAACTTTGGTTCATGGTATTGATAACACAGCAAACCTAGCACTTAAGTCAGAAGTTCAATCAGCAAGAGACGATGCTTCTGGAGCGCTTTCAACACACAGCGCAGATACAACTTCAGTACACGGAATTGCAGATACATCTCTTCTTGTAACAACAACTGATTTGTCTACACACAGTTCTGATGGAATAGATGTACACGGAATTGCAGATACATCTGTACTTGTTACAGAATCAGATCTTTCAGCACACAATCTAGAGACAGAAAATGTACACGGTATTCCAGATACATCTGTCCTTGTTACACAATTAGATCTTTCAGGCGCACTTGCAGAAGCAACTGTAGATCAGGAAGCACTTGCAGGAACTGGAATTGACTGGAACTCTGTTGATCAGAGATTTGATATTAGTTCAACAATTGCAACTAAGACATATGCAGACGATGCAGTATCTACACACAACTCAGATACAACATCAGTACACGGCATTGCAGACACTTCGCTTCTTGCAACAAAGTCTTATGCAGATGATGCAGAAGCAGATGCAATTACTGCAGCAGGATTAGCAGCAGACTCCAAGGTAGCAACAGCAGTAGCAGCACTTACAAAGTCTTCAGTAGGCCTTGGCAATGTTGACAATACTTCAGATGCAAACAAGCCAGTTTCAACTGCGACACAAACAGCCCTTGATGCAAAGGCATCACTTGCAGGAGCAACATTTACAGGTAACGTAGAGGTTGACGGAAACCTTGTAGTAGACGGAGACTTTACAGTTAACGGAACTAACTTCTCAGCATCAGCAACATCTATCACAATTGAAGATAACTTGTTGCAACTTTCTCACCTAAACCCAGCAAACACTGTAGACCTTGGTATTGTAGTTGCATACAACGATGGTGCAGCAAAGCACTCAGGTATTGTTAGAGATGTTTCTGCAAACAAGTGGAAGTTGTTCAAGGGCGTTACATCAGAGCCATCAACAACAGTTGATTTTACACAAGGATCCTTAGATGATCTACAGGTTGCAGCACTTGAGGCAACAACTGTAACAGCATCATCTGGTGTAGTCTTCTCAGACGGAACACAGACAAAGGAAGGCGTTCCTTCACGGACACCAATTGTTCAGAAGACTGCATCATATGCACTTTCAACATTAACACACAGAGATTCAATGATTGAGGTTTCATCAACAAATGCAACAACAATTACAATTCCTCTAGATTCAACAGTAGACTATCCAATTGGAACTACCATTGATATTCTTCAGACTAACACAGGACAGGTTACAATCGCACCAGTTTCTGGTTCAGTTACAGTAAATGCAACACCAGGTCTAAAGTTAAGAACCAGATGGTCTTCTGCAACTCTTATGAAGAGAGCAGCAAACACATGGGTTGTCTACGGCGATCTAACAGCGTAATACAAAATTCAATAAGAAATTAGGAGATACAAATGGCAGCAGGTAAGAAAATAGGTAAAAAGGCCCAAGCGTCAAATGACTTTTTGGAGCCATTAAAGCCAACAGGTGTTACTGGAACAGATGTAGGAACTGGTAGAGCATTTAATAATGGTGCAGTTTCTGTAGCGTTTTCATTACCAGAACTCTCACCTGCTGCTACCTCCTTTACAGTAACAGCAAGCACAGGACAAACAGCAACTGGAGCATCATCTCCAATTACTGTAACTGGTATTGCTTCATCTGCAACACCAACATTTACAGTAACGGCGACTAATGCTGCTGGAACTTCTGCTGCTTCTGATGCTTCATCTGCTGTAACAGTAACAACCGTACCAGCAACACCAAGTGCCCCAACAGCAACAGCAGGGGTTGATCAAGACACAGTTTCCTGGACAGCACCAGTAAACGGCGGAAAATCAATTACTGGATATCGATGGACATCGTCAGATGGAAAGACTGGAACAACTGCTTCCCTTTCTGTTTCTGTTCCTCAAGAAGCAAATACAGCACAGACATATACAGTTGTAGCAATTAATGCAAACGGAGATTCATCAGCATCTCCAGCATCTAATAACGTAACCACTATTGCTCCGTTCTTCCCATTCTTCCCGCCATTTTTCCCTCCATTCTTCCCACCGTTCTTCCCACCATTCTTCCCGTTCTTCCCTCCATTCTTCCCACCATTCTTCCCGTTCTTCCCTCCATTCTTCCCACCATTCTTCCCGTTCTTCCCTCCATTCTTCCCGTTCTTCCCATTCTTCCCGTTCTTCCCACCGTTCTTCCCATTCTTCCCATTCTTCCCACCGTTCTTCCCGTTCTTCCCATTCTTCCCGTTCTTCCCACCGTTCTTCCCATTCTTCCCATTCTTCCCACCGTTCTTCCCGTTCTTCCCATTCTTCCCGTTCTTCCCACCGTTCTTCCCAAGTTTTGGGCCGTTCTTCGGTGGAGGTAAGTGGGATCCACAACTCGGATAACATAAAATAATAAAGGTATACCACATCATAAATTTGGTGTGGTATACTTTTATTTGTAGAGAGTAATAGGGAGAAAATTATGAATACATATGATGAAAATGAAACCCCATGGTTCACTAAGGATAGGTCAGAAACAACAATAAACAGATATCCATCAAAAACTATTGGTAACAATATTTTAGTTGAAAACCCAGCGCTAGGAATTAACCTATATAGGAATGTTTTTTCAAAAGAGGATTCTGAAAGATATATAAATACTCTTGAGTCAAACTTGGGCGGTAATGGAAAATATAAATGGTCAGAGGCAAAGGTAACTAACTCTGATGTTCCAATTAAAAAGGCTAGAGACGCTGTAGATTTTAAATATAAACAAGAAAACTTGGGGCCAAGAGATGAGCATAATTCTGAACTTATTGATCTACACGAAGAGATCTATCAAAAGTTAAAATTTTGTGTTGACGATTATGCACGTTACTGGGGAATTAATGTAGTTTATTATGAGGCATTTAACTTTGTAAAGTATGAAGGAGAAGGAACACACTTCAATATACATGCAGACCATGGTCCAATGTATAACTGCACCGTATCTGCTGTAATATATATAAACGAGGACTATGATGGTGGAGAAATTAAGTTTCCAAGAATGGATAACTATACACATTCTCCCAAAATAGGAGACATTATTCTTTGTCCTTCAAATTACATTTATGAACATGCTTCCTTACCAATGAAAAAAGGAACCAAGTATTGTGTTGTGGTAATGACAGATATTAATGAACTAGGACACAAGTAGTGTCTTTAGTTGCAATATTTAGATCATTTAGGCCATGGCTAAATAAGGATAGTCTTTCTGTTCCAGGACCAACCCAGGCTGTAATTCCCGAATGGTATAAGGAAGCAGATAGGTTTGCAAAAATGCCAAATGGAGATTACTATAAAGCAACAAAAGAAATCTGCCCAGTTGCAAAAGAAGGCACAAAAGATGACTACGGAAAGATTCCAACATGGAAAGCATGTCCTGCAATCATGGATGCATTTTCAACTGGTTATGTTTTTAAGACTCCCTGCGATTTGACTTTTTTTAAAGATGCATATGGAAACATTAATGTCAAGGTTGAAGATCCAAGACATAAAGATTTTTGTACTCAAAGACCACCAATGCCACAGTTTGAGCATCCACTCGGATACTATAGATATCACTTTGCATGGTCTGCTGACTGGGGATTAGAATTGCCAGAAGGATACAGTGCTTTGTTTATGACACCAATGAATAGATTTGATCTTCCATTTTTAAATACTACTGGAGTAGTTGATTCAGACAAAGTTCATCTTCTTGGAAGTTTTCCATTTTTTATTGCTGAAGGATGGGAAGGAACACTTCCAGCAGGTACACCATATCTTCAGATTCTTCCTTTTAAAAGAGAAAACTGGGATCACGAAATAGAAATTTTAGATCAGTCTAAAATTTATGATAAAATGGTTAAGAACATGGAGTTTTACCGTCAGCCAGATGGCGGGGTATACAAAAATAAAGTATGGTCAAGAAGAGAATATAGATAAGGAATATAAAAAATGCAAACATGGACAGAGAAAAAAGACCTTGGAAATGGCATATATCTTTACAAGAATGTCATTAAAAAAGAGTTTGACGTAATAAACAGGATTGAAGATGCAATTGGCTCAGTTGCTGAATATGGAAAGTTGTCTCCAGAAGGAAACAAGTATCACTGGATGCCAGCATATGTAGGATACCAGCAATTAATGCCAGACTATAGAGATTGTGTTGACTTTAAGTATAAGAAGTCAGACATAGAGCATGATCCTAGTGAAGAGTCTCTGAAGTTACAGTCTCTTTGGCAAGATATATATGATGCACAGTTTGAAGCGGTTGAAGATTATAGAAAAAATCACAACATTATGCCACTAAAGTATTGGGAGGCTTTTAACTTTATCAAGTATGGTCCAGGACAGCACTTCAAAGAACACCACGATCACGGATACTCATACAACTGTACAGTTTCTCTTGTTGCATATGTTAATGACGACTACGAGGGCGGAGAACTTTTCTTTAGGTTGCAGGGTTTAAATATTAAACCAGAGGCTGGAGATCTTTTTATATTTCCATCTAATTTTATGTATCCTCATCAAGCAATGCCAGTACACTCAGGAACAAAATATTCTATTGTTACAATGCTTGACTATAGCAAAAAGTTTCACACACCAGACATGTACGATCCAAAGTGGGATAACGAGTAATGTTTGATATCTCAGTAGAAAAAATGAATGGTGCACCATTTAATATTGCACCAATGTCTATAAAAAGAGATTGGATGGACAACACATCAGAAGGTCACGCATATAGATGTTTTCCAGTAACACAGTCAAACGTTGTTGGGTGGAGCATTTTTTGTAAAGAAGATATAGAGTTCTTGTGGGATGGCATCAATGATCAGAGTCAAGATCATATTAACATAATATCTGCACCAGAAGGGTCGTATTCTGGAAGAGGTCAATCATCTATTAGTTTTAACACTGGCTTAGTATTTAGAACAGATCAAAATGTTAGCCTTTTTACTATTAATCCAGTCAACTACTTTAATGATGATTTTGAAACAATGTCAAACCTAATTAGTACATCATTTTATGACAATCCGTTGCCACTAGCAATAAAGGCAAAGTCTGCAAACAAGAATGTAGTAATAAAAGCAGGTACGCCATTAGCAACAATCATACCAATATCATTGTCAGAACTGAACAATACATCTATAGATGTTGTTAACTATAAAGATGATGATAGAAAAAGAATAGAAGCCAACATATCATATGGAGAGGCAGCACAGGTACTTAACTCTTCTGGAGAGTGGACAGACTGGTATAGAAATGCAGTCAATGAAAAACAAGAGTCTTTGGGTTCTCATGAAGTTAAGACTCTAAAACTTAGCGTAAAGGATAATACTGGTCAACAATGAGCGAATTAAATATAACTCATGATGATATGGTTAACGATTATGTTAAAAATGCTAAAGAGGGTAAGGTTGGTCACTATATGATAACTGTGTCTAGAGATGGAGAGTCTCCAGTAAGATCAATAATCTCTTTTGATAATGTTGAGCAGGCGCTAGAAGGATATGAAATGTATCAAGATGCAGGATTTGCTAAAGACTATCTTACTGTATCCTTGTATCAGCCATCTGGGAATACTCTTACAAAAGTTTTAAAAAGAAACCACGCTGGAGATCCATCTTTTGTTAGGCAAAACTATATTGATACTGTTGAGGCACTACATACACTAAAGCATAAACTTACAAAAGAAGATTATGAGGATGTGTGTATTAAGATAGTGACATCTTTTGCAAAAGATAACTGGAGATTCAACATAGAAAGATTTTTAAAACAACTAGAAATAGAGAGGGAATTGTAGGGACAAGATCCTATGATATAATCAAATTATGGAAAATATAAATGCCTCTGTTGTAGTAAGAAAGCCATCTATGACCCCTTCTGGATGGTTTGGAAGCAGCAAAGATATGATAGTTGAGTTAGAAAACTTTATGACTCAAGAGGAAATAGACTTTTTAGAAAAGGCTGCAAAGTCTTTAACCATTTGGGATGTAACAGAAAGCCATGTAAATGAAAATGGTACAGTTGTTTATGACTCAGACTACTGGAAAGACAGGGTTGCAACTAGCCCAACTCTAGACAAGAATGATCCAGCCATTGCCCCAGTTATTGCGGGATTGTTTCAAAGATTAAAGCCAATCGTTGAAGAGTTCTATAAGGTTGAGGTTATACCAACAGGAACAACAATTGTA